TGTCAAAACAAATGCAGATATTATGAAAGTATTCGGTGTTAAGCCAGGTGTTAACCTAGCTGATTATCAAATGAACAGAGTACCAAGACAAAAGAATTTACCTAATCCATTGTTTTATGGTGATGCTGGTGAAAGAGAACTATACATGAACGCTGTAAGAGTAATGCGTGGTGAGATCAAAGGACCAAGAGCAGAACAAATAATGAGAGCATTTGAAGGTCAGTTCGGTCAGGGTGCTATGGATAAGTTAAGACAGGATGCACTCAAAGGTTCACCAACTGAACAAAAATTATTTCCTATGTTGGATGCCATGAAGTTAGAAAGTTTCCGTGATAGATTTCCTGAAGCAAAACAAATTAAACCACCAATGCCTAACTATGGAGCTATGATACCTAAGTTACCAGAAGGTTATACAGAACCAAAACCTATGAATAACGCACCAATCAATCCAACGTTTAGACCAGGAATAGATCCTATGGGATTACCAAATAGAAGACCAAGCAATATTCCAGGCAATATGACAATGGGTCCAAAACAATTAAATAGAATGCTTATGGCAAATATGATGGGATTGTTAGCATAATGGCTAGACCTAAAGGAATTAAAGCAGGAACAAAAGCGGAACGCCTAGCAGCAGAACTAGGTAAAGGACAAACTACACCTCTCAAGTATATGTTGAATATGTTGAATAATCCTAAAGTATCTATTGAAAAAAAGATGTGGGCAGCAAAGGAAGCTGCACCATTTGTACATTCTAAACTAGCATCAGTTAATAAAACTATTTCAGGAGATGAAGATAAACCTATTGCAGTTACAATAGGATGGCGTAAAAAGAAATAATGGAAATAGAGATTCCTTACGAGCCAAGACCTTTACAGGAAAAGATACACAATGAATTAAAACGATTTAATGTTTTAGTTTGTCATAGACGATTTGGTAAAACAGTATTGGCAGTAAATCATTTAATTATGACTTGCTGTGAAAAACCTAATTCTAGATTGGCGTATATAGCACCAACATATCGCCAGGGTAAGGCAGTCGCTTACGACTATTTAAAAGAATATACAGAACCCTTAATGAAACTTGGTGGAAAGCGTCACGAAACAGAACTCAAAGTAGATCTTTGGAATGGATCTAGAATACAAATCTTTGGAGCAGACAACCCAGATGCACTTCGTGGTTTAGGATTTGATGGAGTAGTCCTGGATGAGTTTGCTCTTATGTCACCTCGAACTTGGTCAGAGATTGTACGACCTGCAATAGCAGATAAACTTGGATATGTTATATTCATTGGAACGCCAATGGGTCATAATCATTTCTGGGAAGTATATGATCTTGCTAAAAGACGAGGTGGTGATTGGTATGCTGAGTTATATCGAGCATCAGAATCAGATGTTATATCTGAAGATGAACTTGAAGAAGCTCGACTTACAATGCCTGAAGATCAATATGAACAAGAGTTTGAAGTTTCATTTCAAGCAGCAGTAAGTGGTGCATACTATGGTAAGCAAATACAAAAGGCAGAAAGAGAAGAACGAATTACTGATGTTGATTACGATCCTAACAATGAAGTAGAAACATGGTGGGATTTAGGTATCGGTGATTCAACAGCAATATGGTTTGCACAAAGATCAGGAACTGAAATACACCTGATTGATTATTTAGAAACATCTGGTGAATCATTAGCATACTATGTAAAAGAAATAGAAGCTAAAGGTTATAACTATGGTAGGCACATAGCACCACATGATATAACAACAAGAGAGCTGGGTACTGGTAAGTCCAGGCTAGAAGTTGCAAGAGATTTAGGTATTGACTTTGAAGTATGTCCTAAATTAGAAATAGATCATGGTATCGAAGCTGTGAGAAATAACTTAGATAACTGTTGGTTTGATAAGAACAGATGTAAATATGGTATTGATTGTTTGCGACAATACCGTAAACAGTTTGATGATAGAATGCAGACATTTAAAAATAAACCTCTACACGATTGGGCATCACACGGAGCTGATGCATTTCGCTATGGATGTTCTGTTGATGGACCAACAAGAACTGATTGGGCAAGACCAATGTATGTAGATACTAGATATATTGTTTAAGGAATTATATGGCTAAAGGAAAAGAACTAGACGAATTTGAATTGTCAGGAATATTAGGTGAACATATCAAGAACAGTTATGGATATTATTCATCTGAACTTACAGAAGCTAGACGTAAAGCTAATGAATATTATTTTGGTGAAGCATTTGGTAATGAAGTAGAAGGTAGATCACAAGTAGTATCTACAGATGTTTCTGATACTATTGAATCTATACTACCCCCATTACTTAGAATATTCACAGCTAGTGATAATGTTGTAAAAGTAGAACCAGTAACACAAGAGGATGTTGCTATTTCTGAACAAGCTACTGATTATTTAAATCATATATTTAATAAAGATAATGATGGCTTTACTGCATTGTACACAATGTTTAAAGATGCATTGCTACAAAAGAATGGTATATGTAAAGTATATTGGGACGACTCTGAAAGAGTAGAAAGAGAAACATACGAGAACTTATCTGATGATGAGTTTAATATGTTGATTGAAGAAGACGGTGTTGAAGTATTAGAACATACTGAGTACATAAGCGAAACATTTGTAAAACAAAAAGAAAAAGCTCAAAAAGAAATTGATGAAGCAGGAGATGCTCTTGCTGTAGCAGATGCACAAGAACAGTTGGATGCTTTAGAAACTCCTATGATGCATGATGTAGTTGTATCTAGAACACAAACAATTTTTAATAGAAAGACAAGCTAAGTCTTTGAAAGATGCTAACTTTGTATGTCATAAAGTACCTATGACTAGAAGCTCATTAATAGAAATGGGTTTTGATTATGATACTGTTTATGAATTACCATCTGAAAATAAAGAGCAATACAATTCAGAAAGATCTACTCGTTATAGAAATGTAGATGATGATTATGATAGAACTGTAGGAGATAGATCTACAGAAGAAATAATTATTTACGAGTCTTACATCAAAGTTGATATGGATGGTGATGGTATTGCTGAGATGAGAAAGGTAACTAGTGCAGGAGATAATGGTTATACAATACTAGATAATGTTCCTGTAGATGCACATCCATTCTGTTCAATAACACCTATCATTGTACCACATAGATTCTATGGTAGATCAGTATCTGAACTAGTAGAAGATATACAGTTAGTAAAATCTACTGTGCTAAGACAAGTATTAGATAATATGTATCTAACTAATAATAACAGAGTTGCTGTTATGGATGGTCAAGTTAATCTTGATGATCTATTAACAAACAGACCTGGAGGCATAGTTAGAACTAAAGCTGCACCAAATCAAGTTATGATGCCAATGCAAAATCAACCATTAAGCAATCAAGCATTTCCATTACTTACATATTTAGATACTGTAAAAGAAGAACGAAGTGGTATTACTAAATACAATCAGGGTATGGATACTGATACACTTAACAAAACTGCATCAGGTATAAATACAATTCTATCTCAATCACAAATGAGAATGGAATTAATAGCTAGAGTATTTGCAGAGACAGGTGTTAAAGATATATTCAAAAAGATATTTGAACTTATTGTTAAGTATCAAGATAAAGAACGCATAGTTAAAATTAGAAATAACTTTGTACCTATGAATCCAATGGAGTGGAAAGATCGTTGTAATATTTCTATTAATGTAGGACTGGGTACAGGATCAAGAGACCAACAGTTACAAATATTAAATGCAATTTTAGGTAGACAGTTAGAAGCTATTAAACTTCAAGGATCTGCTAATGGACCAATAGTAAATCTTAATAATATTTATAATACATTAGCTCGTATCATGGAGAATGCAGGACTAAAAGATGTAGCTGCACACTTTACAGATCCTAGAATTGGTATGCAGAATATGCGACCAAGACAGAAACCACCTACTGAGTTTGAAAAAGTATCACAAATACAGACACAACAAAAAGCAGCAGAAGCTCAGATGAACTATGAGAATAGATTGAGAGAACTAGAGCTTAAGTATCAAAGAATGATATTAGATTTTGAAACTAAAGCTAAAGAACTTGAACTTAAATATGCTGCTGATATTGATGAGAAAGCTATAAGACGAGCATCACTTGAACAAAAAGGTTTAAGCGATACTAATAAACAAATGCTTGACGCAGCTACTAAAAATATATTAAAACCAGAACAACCAGTAAGTAGTACAACAATAGCAATAGATGTCGAACCTGATCAAAGAAAGTAGTCGAGGCGTAAAAGCTCAACAGATACTAGATAACGAATTATATAAAGAATCATTTGACGAATTAAAAAAGTCATATGAAGAAGCGATATTTCAAACTAAACCAACAGATGATAAAGCTAGGTTTTCCATATACCTGGCATATCAGATATTAGGTAAAGTTGAAAACCATCTCCGCACTGTTATGGAGACTGGTAAACTTGCAGAAAAACAACTGCAAGATCTAAAAAAATAGCACCAACCATTTGGAGTGCTAATATAACACTAACCTATAAGGAGTGAATTATGGCTGACCAAGCTACTAATGTAATAGACGCTGGTAAAGTTATTGCTGGTCTTATGACTAGTCAACCTGAACCACAAACAACTGAAGAACCAGTTGAAGCAGAAGCTGCACCTGTAGAAGAATCACAGGATGAAGATACTGTAAACCCTAGTGATGTTCCATATATGGATCAAGAACTAGAAGAAGCACCAGCAGAAGAAGCTGTTGCTGAAGAAGAAGCTACACAAGATATTAATGAAAATTCAGAGGAGCCTTCTTATACTGTCAAAGTTGACGGTAGTGAGATGGAGGTGACCCTTGATGAATTACTTCGAGGGTATCAAAGAGAAGCTGATTACACACGCAAAACATCTGAACTGTCCTTAGAGAAATCAAGGCACAACGATATGATGCAACAATCTCAATCAGAGATAAATCAAAAATTGTCTAAGCTAACTGAACTAACTTCAGCTGCGCAACAAGAATTGCAAAATGAATATAGCAATATAGACTTTGAAAAACTTTATGAAGACGATCCTGTTGAAGCTGCAAGGCTTGAACACAAGATGCGTAAAAGAGCAGAGAATCTACAAAGAATACAAGAAGAGACTCGTAACAATCAAATGAATGAGTTTCAAAAGTATCTTCAGGAACAACAAGCAAAAGTTGCTACAATGATTCCTGAATTTAATGATCCTGCAAAAGCATCTAGGATTAAATCAGAGATGCGAACTTATCTTACTAAGTTAGGATATAACAACAATGAGATAGCTAGTGTATATGATTCAAGACAAGTAATGTTAATCAAAGATGCTATGGCATATGACAAACTTAAAAAGTCAAATGTTAAAGTTACTAAGAAAGTTGCTAAAGCACCTAAGGTTGTAAAACCAGGTGTTCCTAAAACTAAAGCTGAACAAGCCAGTAAGCAAAGACGAGATAAACTAAATCATCTCAAAAAGACTGGTAGCGTAAGATCTGCTGCAAAAGTCTTTAGAGATTATCTTTAATTAATAGGAGGCCCAAATGGCACAACCAAGTAACTTGTACGATACGTACGATACTACTGGTATTAGGGAAGATTTAGTAGATGTGATTTATAACATATCTCCTGAAGATACCCCAATACTTTCAGCGATTCCTAGAACCGCTGCAAAATCTACAAAGCACGAATGGCAACTAGATGCATTGGCTGCACCTGCTGCAAACGCAGTAATCGAAGGTGACGATGCAACTATAGATGCTATGACTGCAACAACTAGAGCATTTAACTTTACTCAGATTTCTGACAAAGTGATTGCACTTTCTGGAACACAATCAGCTGTTGATGCAGCAGGTAGAGCTGATGAAATGGCTTATCAAATTGCTAAGAAGTCTAAAGAGTTAAAGAAAGATATGGAATTTGTTCTTATTAAAGGTCAAGTTCAAGCTGCTGGTGATGCATCAAACGCTAGAAAATTAGGTTCAATCCCAACATGGATTAAAACTAACGGTGATGCAGGATCTGGCGGAGCTTTATCTACTGGCTCTGGTACAGACTTACCTAACTCTGGTACTGACAGAGACCTTACTGAAACAATCTTAAAGACTGTTATCAAAGAGGTTTATGAGTCAGGCGGAGAAATGGATATGTTAGTTGTTCCACCATCTGTGAAACAAACTATATCTGGTTTCAACGCTAACACTACTAGATTTGGACAAGCAGATTCTAAAGTTGAGTATGCAGCTATTGATGTTTACTCATCTGACTTTGGTGATCTACAAGTTGTTCCAAACAGAGTTATGGCAACAACAAGTGAAAGTAATGCATTCCTACTCCAAAGAGATATGGCTGCAGTTGCTTATCTAAGAGACTTTTCAGTTACTGATCTTGCAAAGACTGGTGACTCTGAGAAGAAACAACTCTTAGCTGAGTACACACTTGAAATGAGAAACGAAGCCGCACACGGTATTCTTCTCGACATCAACCAATAATCTAAGTGAGGGAGCTTCGGCTCCCTCTTTAGAATCATTCTAAGGAACATTATGTATTATAAATTAACAGGAACTGTACAAAAAGTAGACTACACAGCTAGTGCTGCAAATAGCTCTGCTATATCAGATCAAGTTAGGTATGTAAGATTATATGCTACAACTGATTGCCACATATCAATTAGCAACCCTGCTGTTACAGCAACTGCTGCTATGACACCATTGGCTGCAAAAGATTTTGAATATTTCAAAGTAGCTCCAGGTAATATCATATCTGTAATAAGAAACTCTGGTAACGGTTCATTATTCATTTCAGAATTATCGGAGTAAGCATGACTGATTATAAAGCACCTACTACATTTAAAATTGGAACTACACAAACTGTAGCTGTTGGCAGCTCAAGTGCTGCAACATCTAATGCTTTGAATGGACAAACAAGAGAAATAAGAATAGTAACAACTGTTGATGCTTATGTAGAAATGAACGCAGCTTCACCTACAGCCACATCATCTAGTATTATTGTTCCTGCATTCACACCAGAGTATTTTAGAGTTACTCCTGCAACTAAGGTTGCTGTATTAAGAGTAGGTTCTACAGATGGCACAGCAAGGATCAGTGAACTAGCTCAATGATTGCTACTAGGTTTTCACATAGAGGACAAGATAGATATCGAGATAGAAGAACTGATACACCTAATGACAATATTAAGTTACAAGATGGAACATACTTATTGATTGAAGGTGGAGATAATATTAAATTAGAACAAGCAGTTGGTACTGTATTTAGTGGCAGACCAATACCTAACTAATGGCAAGGAAGGCAAAAAGTTTTACAGCACACGAACCTGGTCCAAAGAAAAGAACTTCTATTGGACATAGTGTAAGATCAAGACCTAAGAATAAACATAAACGAAGAAGTTTTAAAAAGTACAGAGGTCAGGGTAAATGACATTTAAAGAACTTGTAGAACTTTTGAAAAAGAAAGAAAAACAAACTAAAAAGAAACAAAGGAATAAGAATGGCAGATAGTAAGATTAGTGAATTGACAGCATTGTCTACTCCAGCTGATGATGATGTATTTGCAATTGTAGATACAGATGCAGGTCAAACTAAAAAGATAACAGCAGCTAATGTAAAATCATATGCAGGTTCAAGCACAGAAGCAATACAGGATATTGTTGGTGCTATGTTTAGTAGTAATACTGAAACTGATATTACTGCAACATATGAAGATGCTGATGGTACTATTGATTTAGTTGTTAGCGTATCTGCTGGTAATTTACCTACAGCAATAGATGCTGCTAAAATAGGAGATGGGTCTGTATCAAATACAGAGTTTCAAAGACTTGATGGTGTATCTAGTGATATACAAACACAGCTTGATGGTAAACAAGCATCACTAACATTCGGTATTGGTAACACAAATGTACCACAATTTACAACTGGTGTTGCTGATGATGACTTTTTAAGAATAGCAGGAACAAGTGTTGAAGGTCGTTCTGCCTCAGAAGTTCTTTCAGACATAGGTGGTCAAGCATCTTTGACATTTGGCATAAGCAATACCAATGCAGTTAAAATAGACAGCAGCTCTGTGGCTGATGACGAGTACGCAAGGTTTACAGCTTCAGGTTTGGAAAGCAGGAGTACAGCAGAAGTGCTTTCTGATATAGGCGGACAAGCTGCATTAACTTTTGGAATCTCTAATACTAATGCTGTTAAAGTAGATAGTAGTTCAGTAGCAGATGATGAGTATGCACGATTCACTGCTAATGGTTTAGAGAGTAGAAGCACATCAGAAGTCTTAAGTGATATCGGTGGACAGGCTTCATTAACATTCGGTATATCAGATACTAATATTCCTATCTTTACAAGTGGAGTAGCTGACGATGATTTTCTTAGAGTAGCAGGTACATCTATTGAAGGTAGATCAGCTAGTGAAGTGCTTAGTGACATTGGTGGACAGGCATCACTTACTTTTGGTATTAGTAATACAAACGCAGTTAAGATTGATAGTGCTAGTGTTGCGGATGATGAATACGCTAGGTTTACTGCAAACGGATTAGAAAGTAGATCAACTGCTGAAGTACTATCAGATATTGGTGGTATTACTGCTAGTTCTACAGACACACTTACAAACAAAACAATAGATGCAGATGGCACAGGTAATAGTATTACCAATATTGAAAATGCAAACATCAAAGCATCTGCTGCCATTGATGCTACAAAGATAGCTGATGGTTCAGTAACAAGTGCAGAGTTCCAATATCTTGGATCTGTTACTTCAGATATTCAAACACAATTAGATGCCAAAGCTAGTAAAGGTCTGGCTGTAGCAATGGCAATCGCTTTATAGGAGAAAACATGGCACAAGACTTTGAATCAAACGGAGCGCAGATAACAAACTCTGCAACCACAATATATACATCCAATAGTGATGACGCAGTTGTTGGTTTAAGACTAGCAAACATTTTAACCACTACAGTTACAGTTAGTGTATTTGTATCTGAGGGTGGTTCTACAACTAGATACCTTGTAAAAGATTTATCTATACCACCTGCAAGTTCAGTAGAGCTAGTACAAGGTGGAGCTAAATTTGTTTTACAAAGTGGAGATATTTTAAAAGGACAAGCTGGTACAGCAGACAGTATTGATGTATGGGTATCAGTTGTTGATTCAATTAGTACATAGGAGATATAATGGCAACAATATCATCAGTAGGAGGAGTTCAGTATATTGGCGATGCACCAGCAGGTGAAACGATACACGAACATGATTCTGAAATAAACAAAGATCAAATCATTACTAGTGCTGTATTTGCAGGACCAATTACATTTGCAGCTACAATTACTGTTACTGGTACTGTTGTAGTTGTATGACAGAGAATCCATACGATAAAAATCAACCTATCCATATAGATAGAGGTACTCGTAAACTTGTTGTTAAAAGTACACAAGATACAACAAATATATTAGAACAAAATAAATGGTCACAAAATAATGTTACTCAAAAAGGTGATCTACAACGCATAGCTCAAATACCATTAATAGCTTTAAGAGTTAAAACTAAAGAACGATTTGGACATTCTAATTTTCATAAACTAAATGTAGAAGAACAAAGAAGTATAATTAAAGAAATGGTAAACAGTAATGAGTATATGTTCTTTAGAACAGGAGATAAAAGATTATAATGGCACTAGATAGTTATACAAATTTAAAAACTGCAATAGCAAACTTTCTTGCTAGAGATGATCTTACATCTGAAATAGATGACTTCATAGATTTAACAGAAGCAGACTTTAATAGAAGATTAAGAATAAGAGCTATGGAAAATGTAAATAGTTCTTTTACAATAGATGCAGAAACAGAAGCATTACCTACAGGATTCTTGCAAGTTAAAAGTTTTATTATTACAAGTTCTACACCAGATCAAACATTAGAACTGGCTACAGCATTTCACCAGGCTGATACACAAGGTCATACCAATGTAGGAACACCAAGATTGTTTTCTATAGAAGGATCTAACTTTAGATTTAGTCCTGTACCTGATACAGCTGTTACTGCTAGATTAACTTTTTATAAAGCATTTGATAGCATAGATGGTAGCACAGCTACTAACTTTATTTTAACTAATCATCCTGATGTTTATTTATATGGTGCATTGTATTTTGCTTCTACATTTATTAGGGGTATGGATCAAACAACTGTTGCACAATTTAAATCTCAATATGAAGGTGCATTACAACAAGTAAAAGATGCAGATGCATTAGATAAATATAACGGTGCGCCTCTTGTACAAAGATCAGGTATTAATATTAACAACTTTGATAATGTAAAATAATGCAAGTACCTTTTGGAGAATGGTTACCAGACCTACCAGATCATATGAATCCTGGTTCAACACAAGCAAAGAATGTATATCCTGCTGTAAATAGTTATAGACCTTGGAAAAATATAACTACAGCTACAGCTAACGCACTAGATAACAGATGTCAGGGAGCTGCATCATTTACATCAGATGGTGGTAATGTAACTATCTTTGCTGGTGATTCTAGTAAGCTATATCAAATACAAGCTAACTCAATAACAGATGAAAGTGGTGGTGTTGGTTACAATACAGCTGAAAATGGATATTGGGATTTTATAAAATTTGGAGAAACTATTATAGCTTTTAATGGAGCTGATGCACCAAGAGCCTGGTCATTAGATACATCTACAGACTTTGCAGCATTAGGTGGATCACCGCCTACATTTAGACATGCAGCAGTAATTAATAATTTTGTAGTAACAGGATTCCAACCTACTGCTCGTAACAGAGTACAATGGTCATCAGTTAATGATGCTACTAGTTGGACAGCAGGTACAAATCAAGCAGACTTTGAAGATCTACCAGAAGGTGGTGTAGTTACTGGTGTAACAGGTGGACAGTTTGGTTTAATATTTCAAGAGAATAGAATTACCAGAATGGATTACAGAGGTGGTAATGTTATATTTTCTTTTAGACGTATTGAAGATAACATAGGTGCTGTACAAGGTAAGACAGTTATTAAAGTTGGAAACCTTGTTTACTTTTTATCAGAGAATGGTTTTAGAGTAACAGATGGTAATAAATCTCAACCTATTGGTAATGGTAAAGTAGATAGATTTTTTAAATCTGATCTTAGATTTGCACATAGAGAAAGAGTAAGAGCTGCTGTAGATTATGCTAATAAACTTGTATGTTGGTCATACCCATCTACTGCATCAGGAACAACAGATAAAATTATAGTTTACAATTATGAAACTGGTCGATGGTCTATTGTAGAACTATCACATCAAATGATATTTAACTACATATCACCAGGTTATTCTGTTGATGATTTAGATGACTATCCATCATCAGGTTCAAATAATTTAGATGCAATTAATGTACCACTTGATAGTGATATATTTGTTGGAGGATTAAGATCGTTTGGTGTATTTGATACAACAAATAAGTTTGGAACATTTGAAGGTGATAATCTTGCTTGTGAAATAGGAACAGGCGAGACAGAGGTGTTTCCACAGAATAGATCATTAGTTACTCATGTAAGACCTATTGTAGATACAACATCAGCAACTGGATCACTTACATTTAGAAATAGAGTGGGAGACTCACAATCTACTACATCACCTGTTGTAAGTATGCACGCTACAGGTACAATACCATTTCATAAGAGTGCAAGATATTTTAAATTTAATATGCAGATACCAGCATCAACAACTTGGAATGATGCACAAGGTATAGACATAGAAGCAATAAAAGAAGGTTATAGATAATGTTAATAGGAAACCCAGCAGACTTTGATCGTATAAGAGCTAGATATGAAGCTCTAAGATATCCAACACCAGAACAGGCAGCATTCAATGCAACAAGAACAAGTTATGAAGGATTACTAACTGGATCTGGTTATGATACTATGATGGTTCCTACAACTACACCTGGTCAAGGTGTAACTTTTTCTGTTGATCCTGTTACTGGACAAGTAATTACAAATGTACCTCAATATGAAGCACCTGTATATGAAACTATATATGATAGAGGAGAAGGTTTGATTGGAGCAGATGGTAGACCTATTCCAGATGAAACTATACCTAGTATGGGGCAATCAATTCCTGTACAAAGAGGTGGAGATGGTAGAGAAAATTTAGCTAGAATGAATGCAATGAGAGATAGACAAGCTAGAAAAGATGAATTAGCTGAAAATTTAGATAGGTTTAATATGTTGCCTAGTTATAAAGAAAGTAAACTCCCAGGTCTCTTAGGATTTTTTGATGAAACTGTTTCAAACTTTAGTCGTGAACAACAACTAAATAATATAATGAGAGATATAGATAGGATGACATCTTTTGAACAAGACATAAAAGATAGTTCTTATACAGGATCAGGTGGCACAGATGATAGTGGAGGAGAAGCACCAACTACTGGTCCATCTGGCGATGATGATGCTTTAGGTAAAGGCATACCTGGTCTTGGACCACAAAATGGCGGTAATGGAACAGGCGAAGGTGCTGCTGGTGGATGTTTTGTTAAAGGTACTATGATTGAAATGGCTGATGGCACTACAAAAGAAATTACAACAATTAAAGTTGGCGAAGAAACAAAAGGTGGAACTGTTCAAGCTAAAATGGAATTTATGCCACAAAACATTTACAATTATAAAGATGTGTTAGTTTCTGGATCACATTGGGTAATAGAAGATAATCAATTTATAGCTGTTGAGGACAGTAAACATGGAGTGCTTACTGATAGAATAGAACCTGTGTACACATTTAAAACTTCAAATAATAGAATATGGATTAACAATATAGAATTTGGTGATTTTGAAACAGGAAGTGATGATGATTGGGAACCTCATTTTGAAGCTGTAAGACAAAAACTAAATAAAGAACTTAGAAATGTCTAGTAAACAAAACTTAGAATATATCTATCAGTATGTTGATAGCCCAGAAGACTTTCAAAGAATAGTAGAAGATATAACTAATCAATTAATTACGTATCACAATACTGAGAATCAAGAGGTATTAGCATGGTTTCTTGCGTAAACTGTGAACATCATTGTCATTGTGGAAATAGTGGTCAATGTCCTATTGAAGATTGTGATTGCAATAACTGCGAACATAATGCATTAGATGAATTTTGGAAAAGATTAGATGGCACACACATACAAGAATAGTAAAGTAGATCTTACAGCAACTAGTGTAACTACTGTATATACTGTACCTACATCTACTACATCTATTGTAAAATCAATATTAGTTAGTGATGACTCAGGTAGTGGAGATACTATTACATTGACAATAACTAACGGATCAGATGTATTTAGTTTGTTTAAAACAAAAACTATTAGTGCTAATGGAACTTCAGAATTACTTTCAGCTCCAATAGTATTAACAGCAGGAGAGATATTAAAAGCTACAGCAGCTACAGCAGATAGATTGCATATAGTATGTAGCTATTTAGAAATTACATGACCATACCTGTACTTATACCTACAGATAAAATTAAAGATGTTCAAAATTTTGTAATTGATTCTATTGAAAAAGCATTAAAGTTTTCAGGTAATCATTATAATTTAAAAGATGTACTAGAACAACTTTATGAAGATAAAGCACAGTTATGGATTTTATGGAATGATAAAAGAAAAACTAAGTATCAGGGTTGTATAGTAAGTAAAATATTAGAAAGACCTAATACTAGATCTTTAAACTTATTTATTGTTACTGGTAAAGATAGAAAACTGTGGCAAGATAAAATAAACATTATTGAAGACTACGCTAAACAAAAAGGTTGTAGTCATTTAGAAACATATGCAAGACCAGGATGGTCACGCATACTTAAAAAACATAATTATAAAACAACACACTATTTATTAGAAAAGAAATTGGAGGACTAATATGTCAAGTGGAAGTGACGCACCTGTAGTAGCATCAGGTGGTGGTATATACGAACCAGCAGAACCATATGTAGGCGATATAATGGCAGAAGCTGCTTCATTATATGGCAGTGATATAGGCAGAGAATATTTTCCTGGATCAACAGTAATACCTTTTGCACCAGAAACACAAGCTGGTATGGATTTATCTAAAGGTTTAGGTTTTGCACAAACAGGTCAAAGTCCTTTATTAGATATAGCATCTGGTACAATCGGTGGTTTTGCATCTGGTGTTATGCCAACTGCATATAGTTATTTAACTCCACAAGCTGATTATTTATCAGGAGTAAGAGAATCTATAGGAACCAATGTAATGGGAGATATTGCTACAAGATTTGGTACTATGGGTAGAACAGGCACTAGTCCTGGTGCTGTAGATGCAGCTACTAGAGCGTTTACACAATCTTATGCACCATTTGCACTAAGCCAAGCTGAAGCAGAAAGACGAGCAGAACAGACTGCTATTGAAAATCAAATCGGTAGACAGCTTACAGCAGCTCAAGGACTAACAGGATTACAAAGTGATATTGATACAAGAGTAGGTCAAGGCATTGATAGGATTATGGATGTAGGTGCTATGCAAGAAGATATGGCAGCTAGAAATTTACAAGAACAAATAGATAGATTTACATTTGGCCAAACAATGCCATTCCAAAGATTAAATCAATTTGCTGATTATATTTATCCAGCAGCCAGATTTAGTATGCCACAAATGCAATATGGATCAAATCCATCACCACTAACATCTGCTTATGGTGGAGGTACAATGGGTTATGCATTAGGCAATATGTTTGGCATGGGTCCAGCAGGTGCAGCACTGGGTATTGGTGCAGGATTATTAGGATTATAGGAGAAGAATATGACATACATACCAGGATACATGGCTCCAGGAATATCAGGGACATTACCAACAGTACAAGTAATAAATCCATTATTTCAAGATCCAGAACCAATAATTGATACAGATCCTTTTGCAAGTGATGCTGAAAAATTTGATCCATTACCACTTCCGCCACCAGCAGTAGGTTTATTGACTGGTGCATCACAAGTACCAGCATATGTAGCTGCAGGATCATTATTAGGTGGTGGTGCTTTAGCATTATCAAATCAAAATGCACAAGCCAATATGCCTATGCCAAATAATACTACAGTTACTAGAACTGGAAAAGGTCCAGTGGGAATGGATACTCCACCTGTAATACCAACACAAACAGCAGTAGCAGCAGCTCCTGATCCTGTAACAGCAGAAGCAAAAGAAGTTGTTGATGACATTAAAGCATTAAATGTAGATTCAGATGTTATAGGAGCAGAAGATACAAAGGATAAAGGTAAAACTGGTATAGATGGTGTACTAGATAAAATATTTAACATGCAAAAAAATAACCCAGAAGCGTATCAAGATTTTCTTAGAGGTGCATTCTTTTATGAAGCTGGACAAAGGGGAGAAAGTATTACAGAAGCTATGCTTGGTTATTCTAAATTCAATAATGAACAACAAAAAGCATTATTGGATACAACATTAAAGTATATAGATATACAAGCTAAAACCGCTAACATTGGTCGTGATGAAGTAAAATTTAATTTAGAAATATTAAACAAAGAATCTCAAATACAAAATAGAATAA